GAGCACTGACATGCTCTGAGCGTCCAAATCGCAGACGAACGTAAGCACGTACTGCGACCAACTTAGGTTTCAGCATAAGCCAATACCTCCAAGCTCTGACGGTTGAAGCCGTCTCTCAGCGAACGCAGTGATGCGCCGCTTCGCCTACATGAGAACAGCCGAAGCTGCAGAGTGGCTATTTGCTCCCCACCGACATCTACCAATAAGCATGCCACCAAACAAAGTACAACCAAGAGGAGAAGTCAGTGGCTAACCAATTAATAGCAATCGACACGGTTGGCCGCGAAATAAAGGCTCGCGTCGAGGCTGGCGACAAGGCCCTTGATAAAGCCGAACAGCATTACATTGCAGCCGGTATTCAGCTTTTGGAAGCACAGAAGCGCCTTAAAGAAACCCGCGAAATGAGATGGTCGGCTTTTCTTTTCTCGCACGTTAGATTGAGTGATGAAACAGCCAGAAAATACATGATGCTAGCAAATGGCGACGCTACCCTTGAAGAGATCAGGGAAAAGAAAGCCAAATCTGAACGGGAGAGACGGGCTAAGGCAAAAGCATCAGCCTCTGTTCCAAAGTACATCGAAAACTCCAACCACGTGGTTGGAAAAATCACTCAACAAAAACAACAAATTAGTAGTCCATCGGCAAGAGTTGCAAGAATTGTTGACGCACTATCAGCAGCCGACGACGACAAATTATCACAAATTGAAGCGCTGCTTAACATCACAGAGGAGAATGTGAATGGCTAGAGCATTAGTCAAATCTGATCCCAAAAGCCTGGAAATAGCAATTTCTGACATTAAGGCCGGTAATCGTCCAGTCAGCGTTCCGCTTACTGATCGACAGCCCGAATATACTGATTATCAAGCGCTCGGTTTTGTGTTGCTTGAAACCGTATTGCGTCAAATGACGCCGTGGGAAATCAGCTTCGCCGCAAGCATGATTAGTACAAGTCATCCGACCGCTCGTCAGCGGGAGCGCGCAAAAATCATCCTCAAAATGTATCTTGGCCTGGATATCGATGCGGGTTCTGTTCCGTCGTCTTCAGCTGGTAACGATAATGTTCCAGCAACGGCAAGGCGTAAAAAATCGGCCTAACCCTCATTCTGCCTCACCAGCAGAGCGCATGATCTGGCATGCGACCAAACACGAGGAATAAGCCCTGCGCCAGATAGTACGGCGAAAACTTTAAAGGCGGAGTTTATGAGCCGGCACCACCCGCTGCTCGCTCCGCCTCGTAATCCCAGCGCTACACGAGGAGGGCTTGCGCCACTTCTACACGCTGGTTTCCTTCACGGGTACCACCCCGCGCAGGACAACAGATGGCTTCACCAAATTCATTTGTCAACCAACACCACACACGAGGAGAGCATGAAAGATTATGAAACCATAGAAGAAGTGCATCGAATGCACGAGGTGGGTGCCAACCCGACTGAAATCGGAAATGCGCTTAGCCTGCCCAGATCGACGGTGGCTTCAATTCTGCGTCGTCCGATCCCAAAATCTACAGCCGACCGCATTATCGTGCGGTGTGTTTCGAACGGTGGATGGTCCACGGCCAATCACTGCGTCAGTTATATCGCAATGCCACGCATTCGTGCGCTGGAAGCTGCGAACGACAACTACGAGCATCATTCAGAGCACAAACAGCCGGGCGCAATCGCAGCCTGAGCCACGTTGGCCCGCATGTGCAGGCCACAGATCAACCTCCTGACAGGAGGAATATCAATGAAATCTCATAACTTGCGTGAGCCCCACAAGGCTTACCAAACCAAATTCACGCGGACTGGTGAGCGGGACACAACGAACCGCAAGCCTTATCGAACAGCCGCGCAGAAGCTGCAAGCCCGCGACACTGCCGCCCTTAAAGACGGTCGGTATATTTCGAACGCACCTGTGTCTCACAGCAGAACAAAGCGAGGTGCAGCGTGACTTGCGAATGTGGTGACTGTTGGGATCTGCCCGGCTCAATTGTGACCCACAAGCTGACAGGCTGGAAGGGGATCATTGTCGGCGATCGAGACGGCTGCATGTTCCTCACGGTGCGGTTCTGGATACCAGGCACTGGCCTTTGGACGATCGAGGTTTCGCGCTTCGAAGTCGAACCACCGGCCAATGATGGTGACGGCGGTGATGGCTCTGAGGTCGGAACTGAAGAAGACAATGTCATTCCGGTCGATTTCACCAAGGGCGTGAAACTTACCAAAAACACCAAAACACGAGGAGTAGCTTGATGGGTAATGTGAAAGTTGGAGATAAGGTTAGAAGCCTAGTAACACAGATCGACGTTCGCGCAGGCGGACTTTACGAGGTAAAAACCGTCGATGATGGTGATGTTTGGGTCATCGATGATGTTGGCGACGAGTTTTACTTGACGTCAGATGAGTTTGAAATTCTGCCTGTTGCTGCGCAGACAATTAAGATCGGTGATCGGGTGCGGGCGCTTCAGGACAGCGGCTTGGGAGCTTTTTTGGCTGGCAAAGAGTACGAAGTGCTTGCTGTCACAGATGAGAGGATCACTGCTATCAATGAACGCGGACAGCGCGATATTTGGGGTGAACACCATTTCGAGCTTGTGCCTGTTGCAAAGGTATCGGAAGACCAGCCAGCACTCAAAATCGAAGCAGGCAAATACTACCGCACGCGTGACGGCCGTAAGGTTGGGCCGATTGTGGTGGCACAGGGTAATGGTAAGCCTTGGCCTTGGAAGGATGCGACACGTCCTTATTATTACAGAGAAACGGGGTATTCATGTCCGGGGGCAGCAGATCTTCACAACGATGCCGACGACCTAATCGCCGAATGGATCGACGAGTCGGTCAAAGCAGCAGAGCCAGTTGCAAAACCAGCCATCGTTGCGCTGATTGAAAACGGCCAGCCAAAGCCTTCGGCAGCGCCTCATTTACATGCAAATGAAACGTTAGCCACAAAGGAAGCCGCGCGACTAGCCGGTGTCCACAAGGGCCAGGAATTCGGCGTGTATGTGCTCACTCAGAAGGTGAGTGAACCAGCACCATCCTATAAGCACGAATGGCAACGGTTCGCTGCTAAGGGCGAGAAGATTTCAGCGATCAAAGAGCTGCGATCTGTGACGGGTCTCGGATTGAGGGCGGCAAAGGATGCAGTCGAGCACTGGATCGCGCACGACGAGCCGTACTCGCGCATCGCCGCCTAACCAGCAAATCCCACCGTTAGACCAACCAGCCCCGCTGCAATCGCGGCGGGGAATGAGGAGGTATTATGCAAAATAGACCGAATGCATTCCAACGCGTCCTGAGCCGTGAATATGGTGAAGACCGACTTCTAGGAATACCAGCACGTGATCAGATGCACCATGATCGTCGAATGAGTGAGATGGCGCAGATGACTGGCGGCAGTGGGTTTCGCACCCCTTCAAAGTCAGTTCGACGCTTTGCTGACGGAACCACCCGTGGCGAGCGTAAGCGCCAGCGTCGATCAGCTGCAAATGCGGCTATTCGTGCAGCGCATGAAGCGGCATGGGCTCGCACCGCTTATGAGGCCAGCCTATGACGGCGCCATCAAGCAATCGGCCCTTCAAAGACTACATCGTTGAGGACGACCGGATCTTGTCCAGCGAAACTACGCTGGGCCTTGGTGATCGCTTCGTCCAAGGGCTGTTAGTTGTCGCGGCTTTAGCGCTGGCCATCGGTTTTTACTCATGGGTGCTGTTGTGAACGCCGTCACGCCAGCCGGTAACGGCACCGGTAAGATTGCGCGCTCTCTAGCTCTGACGGGCTTTACCATTGGGTTCTTGTTGATTGTGGCAGGGTTCATTTTCTGGAACGCAGTGCTGCCTTTCTACGGCCTGCTTTATTTGTGGGGTGGCCAATGACCTACCCACGGTTTCCCACGCTGGCCACATCGGCGCCAGTCTGGCTGATCGGCTCGCTCATCCTGCTGGCCATGATGATCGTCATTCAACTTACCCACTAACCACACACGAGGAGTTTTAAATGGCTATCAGCCTATCAAGCCTCAAATCTACGAAGAGAAACGACCCGCCAGTCATGCTTCTGTATGGCATCGACGGCATCGGCAAGACCAGCCTTGCCGCTGAATTTCCAGATCCGATCTATCTGGCCACAGAAGGCGAGCGTCCTCCATCTGATATCGAAATGGCAACGCCAGGCACGATTGAAAGCTTCGACGACTTGCTCAACATTATCGGCGAACTGCTGACAGTTGAGCATGATCGGCGCACCGTCATTATCGACAGTGTCGACGGCCTCGAACCGCTTGTCTGGGCTGCCACCTGTGCCCGCTTAGGGGTAAACAGTATTGAAGAGCCAGGCTTCGGGCGCGGTTACGTCGAGGCTGATAGTGAGTGGCACGAGCTGATGGCTGCAGTCTCAGCGCTCTCGCGTACTGGAATCCACGTCGTGATGCTGGCCCACCCTGAGATTATTCGGTTCGACAGTCCAGTCACCGATCCATACTCACGCTACACGATCAAGTTGCATAAGCGAGCCAATTCTCTCGTCCGGGAAAAGGTCGATATCGTGGCCTTCATGAATTATCGCGTTTCCATCAAGGAAAAGGAAGTCGCTCGCCAAACGAAGGTGGCGCACGCGGAGGGTGGCAAGGAGCGTAATATTCATCTGAACGAAGGTGCGGGCTATGTGGCGAAAAATCGCTTCTCTATGCCGGACTCGATCGTTTACCGAAAAGGCCAGGGCTACGCTGAGTTAGCGAAGTTCTGGGCTGAAGAAAAAGCTGAAGCTGCGTAAGCTTGCTGATCGAGTTGAAAGGCCTGCCTAAATCCAAAGCGGAAGCAATGGCGCTAGGTGTAAGGCACTTCTTCACTGGAATTCCGTGCACTCGTGGACACGTTGCGAAAAGGTACGCTAGCACGGGTCAGTGCACTGAATGCCAGTACCTCCATAGGCTCAACTGGAAAAGCAATAATCCCGAAAAAGAAGCCGAGAGCAGACTTCAAAGCGTACGAGCATGGGCGCTCCGAAATCCAGATCGGAAACGAGATTTGGCGCGTAAGTCAAATGCAAAGCCAGATGTCTCGGCGAACAACGTAGCAAGAGCGAAGCGATGGAGAGACAAAAATCCTGAGCAGGCCAGAAACTCTCGGCTGGTATCTAACCGGAATAGGCGCTCAAGAAAGAGGGGGGCTGAAGGTACTCATATCGCCGAAGACATAGCAAACATACTGAAGCGCCAAAAATACAGATGCGCTGAATGTGGAGTTTCGGTCCGAAAGATTGAGCAGCGGCATGTTGATCACATTGTACCCTTAGCTTTGGGAGGATCTAATTGGCCATCTAACCTGCAAGTACTCTGTCCTGCTTGCAATCTGCATAAAGCGTCTAAAGATCCGCTAGTTTTCGCTCGGCAAAAAGGGCGACTTATTTAACCACACCACCAACACGAGGAACTAACACATGGCGAGACTTGGAACGGCGTTTGACGCCACCCAACACGACACGACGCAGTCGGATTACTCCGAACTGCCGAACGGCACATACAAGATGGAAATCGAGGCGGCCGACGTGGTGCCGACTTCGACCGGCAGCGGCACCATTCTGAAAACAACGCTGAAGGTGCTCGAGCCCGCTGAATACGCTGATCGCAAGCCGTTCAACAACTACAACATCGAGAACAAGAACCCGCAGGCGCAGGAGATCGGCCAGCGACAGTTCGCCAGCCTTTGCCGCGCGCTTGAAATGTCTTCTGTCGAAGACACGGACGATCTCCTGTTCAAGTCGTTCACGGTTCGCGTCGCCCTCGGCAAGCCTTCAAAAGACGGCCAGTATCCGGCGCGCGCCGAGATCAAGAAATACTTCTTCCCCGACGAGAACAACGTGCCTGAGCCGAGCATTGACGCTCAGCAGCCTGCTGCAGCAGCACAGCGCCCAGCAAACGACAACCGCCCTGCAGCGGCAAACAACAACAAGCCTGCGCAGCCTGCAAAAGCTGCGGGAAGCCGTCCTTGGTCTAAGTAAAGGCCGGAACAGAAACAGCTGCCGGTGCTTGCGCGCCGGTAGCTTACCGAACCAACACGAGGAGTTTTGTATGGCTTACGAATCTGAGCGCAGACAGATCGATGGTGCGCTTCCAATACGCTTCGACGGTGCGTTTGTTGCTGGTGGTGCAGTCACAAGCGTCTTTACAGGCACTGACATCAATGACGTTGACTTGTATTTCAAATCCCACCGCGCATTCGAGCGCGCTGTTTATGACGCATATGAAGAAGGCCTGTGGTGCGTGGCTGCCAGTAAGCGCGCCGTGACCTTTACTGATCGGAGCAACAATATTGCTCAGCTGATGTATTTTGACTTCTTCCCAATTGCCCAGTCTATTTTTGACGCCTTTGATTTTACCGTTTGCATGGGAGCGATGGATCTGGATGCAGGCGTCAACTGCCCAGAATCCGGATTTGCCTTTCATCCTGACTTTCTGAAGCACAACAGCCAGCGCTTTCTGAAATTCAATGCTGGCACACGCTATCCACTCGCGTCAGCTACCCGCGTCCTGAAATACCAACAGCGAGGCTACACGATAGGCAAAGGCGACATCATGAAAGTTGCCTTGGCCGTTCGCGGCGTGAAGATCGAAACTTGGGAAGACCTCAAAGACCAGATCGGCGGCGCGTATGGTGACAAGGTTGTGCTTGGTAACGAGGACAAACCCTTCACCATTGAAGCGGCTATCGAGGCGTTGACTGTGGACGATGCGGAAAGTGAACCATGGGTGCAACCGGCCAACGATAACATGCCGGGCAATGCAGAAGCTCTGCTGGAACACCTTGCCGATCTCAATTGCATCGAATTTGTTCCGCCTGAGCTTGATGAAGACGGCTGGCCCTTAGCAGCCTAAAACCAACCACGGCGCGGTCACCAGCCGCGCCGACCACCAACACGAGGAGAAGCCCATGCGGGTAACGCTTGACCGAGCGCAGCTAGCGCAGGCCTTGTCGACAGTGACGAAGGCAGTTGAAGCCAGAACGACAATCCCAATTCTTGGCAACGTGCTTTTGTCCGTGGACAAAGGACAGCTGAGCATCACCGGTACCAATCTTGATCTGGAAATCAGCACCAGCTCGCCGGTTCTGGATAGCCAGGACGGCACAGTCACGGTTGCGGGTAAGCTGCTTCTGGATATTGCCAAGCGGGCCACAAGTGACGTTAACTTGGAAGCCGACGGCAATCATCTGGTTGTCAAATCTGGCAAAAGCCGTTTCAAGCTTGATACGCTGCCAGCTGCTGACTTCCCGTCCTTCAATCACGGAAGCTTCGACACCACGATCGAAGTAGATCTGGCATCACTAGTGCAGGAAGTGCAGTTTGCTGTCAGCACCGAAGAAACCCGCTATTATCTCTGCGGTGTCTTTCTGGAAGCAAAGGACGGCCATATCGTTGCCACGGCAACAGATGGGCATCGCCTAGCGACGACACGCATTGAGCAGGAAGCCACGTTTGCGTCGGTCATTCTGCCAAACAAGCTGCTGTCCTTGCTGCCGACCGGCGTCGTGTCAGTTTCGTTGTCGTCGAATAAGGTCATGGTTGCGAGCGGTTCAACCGTTATCGTGTCGAAACTCGTCGACGGCACATATCCAGATTACGAGCGCGTTATTCCAAAGCCCTCGGAGCGTGTAGCGACGCTGTCGGCGAAAGCACTGCGCGAAGCTGTCGGCCGAACGTCAGTTATCGCCAGCGAGCGTGGTAAGGCAGTTCGGTTCTCATTTGCTTCAGACGCTCTGACGCTGAACGTCGCTAATCCAGATCGCGGCGACGCGACTGAGGAAATGGAAGTCAACTTCAGCAGCGAGCCTCTGACGATCGGCTTCAACGGTCAGTATGTCACCGACCTTATGGCGGCGTTTGGCTCGGATGAAGTGACGATGTCGATGGCGGATTCTGGTTCGCCCGCACTGATCACGTCAGCCGGTCGGCCGGGATACAGGTGCGTTATTATGCCGATGCGTGTGTAGGACAATGGCACCACTCCCCAAACCACAATCGACAACAGTCGGCGCGATTTATGCCGCTTACGAGGCCCAGGCTAAATCCTGGGACTCGTGGGGCATCAGCGTGGGCGAGGCGGGCACCGAATGCGACAGGGCACTTTGGTATGACTTCAGGTGGGCATCGGCTCACGAAGTGCATAGCGGCCGGCAGCTGCGCTTGTTTGAAACTGGCAACATCGAGGAAGATCGGCTCGTCGCTGATCTCGAGCGCATTGGCGTCGAGGTCTACGGGCAGCAAGACAAGATCCGGCTTGTGTCGGGCTTCGTGCGCGGCAAATGCGACGGCAAAGCAATGAACGTGCCTGAAGCGTCGAAGACCGAACACCTGCTAGAGTTTAAATCAAGCAACGCCAAGGGCTTCGCCCTGATTGTTAAGGACGGCTGTCAGAAAGCAAAGCCGTTGCATTATGCACAGTGCCAGCTTGGAATGTATGCCTTCGGTTTAAGCCGGTGTCTTTATCTCGTCTCGTGCAAGGACAGCGACAGTCTCTATTCAGAGCGCATCGAATACGATCTGGAATTCTGCCTGCGATTGGTAGCGCGCTGCGAACGCATCGTGTTCTCGGACATGCCGCCGAGCAGGATTAGCGAGAACCCGGAGTTCTTTGGATGCATGTTCTGCAAGCACAAAGCGGTTTGTCACCACGACGCACAGCCGCGTGTGAACTGCCGAACCTGCCTTCATGCTCAGCCTGAAAGCGGCGGCGATTGCCATATCTCATGCGCGCGATGGGCTAAGCCATTGTCGATCGACGAACAGCGTGACGGCTGCCCGGCGCACTTGTACCTGCCGGGCATGGTGAATGGCGAGCAGATCGACGTCGACGAGGACGCCGAGACGATCACTTATCGAATGAAGTCGGGAGAGGTTTGGGTGGATGGTGAGGGAAGGAAGGCGGCGTGAGGAGAGGTAGGTGGTTAAGACCAGTATTGGGAGATGCGCGTTTTTTCATTGTTGATGGAGTTATTTAGGTGATCAAGTGAAAAAGTAACATAGGATTTATAGGTATTGAAATCATTCGAAGTATAGTCACCGTTATCGGTAATTTTTCTTAGATCTTCAGATAAGCGAGCTAATAAGAGTGCGTCTGATCTCAGTTCGAAAGGAAACGGTTTCGTTAAATCTCTTATTTCTTTGGATGATATAGGCGGAAAGTAAATGTAATTTGGGTTGCTTATACGTCCTATCTTTGTAGACATGGAGTTTTCAGCGTTAGCGTGAGCATCGTGTATCTCTGCCAGCCTATCTAAACTATCTAATTCTGTTTTAAGCGACCTTTTGATATTTGCCACATGCTGCCTTCGATTGGCTTCAAGTTGCTGCCTAGCTACTAAAACAGCGATCAGTACCGGGACTCCGGTCAATAGCGTTCCGTGGGCCCCTCCCAAGGCGACTAATGCCTCAATGACGGTATCTTCTGTCGCAACCAACCAACCTAAGATGAGGCAACAGAAAGCGACGTAAATCACCGTCACGACATACAACACCGCCGTCCAAAATCTTTCATTTACAGACAAGGTAACGCCCCCAACATGCTAACCTTACGAAACTACCAGTCAGAAGCAATAGACGCCGTATTCGACTATTGGCAAGAGGAGGCAGGTAATCCGCTTGTTGATCTTGCGACCGGCTGCGGCAAGTCGTTGGTTATGGCGTCACTGATCCAGCGCCTCGTTGAAGGCTGGCCTGATATGCGCGTGATGGTCGTTACGCACGTCGCGGAACTGATCGAACAGAATTATTTGGAGCTGCTGGGCGTCTGGCCATTCGCACCGGCAGGTATCTATTCGGCTGGCCTTGGTCGTCGTGATGCGCGCAGTCAGATTGTGTTTGCAGGCATTCAGACGGTTCACAATAAGGCGCAGCAAATCGGACACGTCGACGTCCTTATGGTCGACGAGTGCCATCTGATCCCGATTAACAGCAACACGATGTATCGCAAGTTCATTGACGCGCTGCTCGAGGTGAATCCGGATATGAAAATCCTCGGACTGACTGCCACACCTTATCGGCTCGACAGCGGTCGCTTGGATGAGGGCGCAGACCGCCTGTTTGACCAGATCGTCTACACCTACGGCGTTGCTGATGGCATCCGTGACGGCTTCCTTGCTCCTTTGACGAGCAAGCCGACGGCTACTGAATACGACGTTAAAGGCGTGGGAAGGCTTGGCGGAGATTACAAGCAGCGCGCTCTGGAAGAAGCAATCAACCGCACTGACCTTAATGATGCCGTGGTTTCTGAGATCATCGCTAAGGGTGCTGATCGTCGCTCTTGGCTTTGTTTCTGTGCCGGCGTAAAGGCTGCGCTGGACGTGCGAGACGTATTCAGATCGCGCGGAATTACATGCGAGGCCGTAACAGGCGATACACCGAAGGAAGAACGCCGCCGCATCCTTGAGGACTTCAAAGCATATCGCATTCAGTGTGTAACGAACAATTCAGTTCTTACAACAGGATTCAATCATAAGGGCGTTGATTTAATTGCATTTATGCGCCCGACATTATCTTTGAGTTTGTACGTCCAAATGGCGGGGCGCGGCACTCGTCCGCTCTACAAGGCAGGTGCGCCACTAGATACGGTTGAGGAGAGGCTTGCTGCTATCTCGGCAGGCCCTAAACGTAATTGCCTGGTTCTCGACTTCGCGAAACTCGTCGATCGGCATGGCCCTGTCGACATGGTTGAGCCGAAAGCTCCAAGCGCTGGCAATGGTGAGCCACCAATCAAGATTTGCCCGACCATACCGGACGACAACGGGGCGGTTGGCTGCGGTGAGAAGGTGCACATCTCGCTGATGAAGTGCCCATGCTGCGGCTATGACTTTCCGCCTAATGAGGATGAGAAGCTAACCCGCCAGGCAGCCGACGTTCCGATTGTCAGCACTGCCGAAGCTGAAAGGCGCAAGGTAACTGGTAGGACGTTTCACTTTCACGAAGGCAAGGGCGACAAGCCGCCGTCGGTCAAGTGCAGCTACATAGCAGGCTATACGCAGATCAACGAATGGCTTTGTCCGCAGCATACGGGTTTTGCCCAAACCAAGGCGCATCGATGGTGGACGCAGCACGGAGGCCACCGGCCGTTTCCAAAGACGGTCATGGAATGGCTCGAACGCCAGCGCGAGTTGCTCACCACCGACGAAATTAGCGTCGTGCCGAACGGGAAATACTGGAACGTGAAAGATGTACGGGCAGGAGCAGCAGCAGATAACGACAACGTGCCTGAGCCTGCGAACGACAATGTGTCTGTTGGTCTTTCGGAGCTGCTGGAGGATGAGATTCCGTTTTGAAGCAAGCTCCAAAAACAAGAAAGCCCGCTGCACTGGGAGGAGGAGTGTGCAACGGGCTGATCTGGAAAGCGCGACTGGGAGGAGGAGTGCCGCGCTTCGAGTTCAGCCTCTGGGAGGAGGAGTGAGACTGAACAACCCGAAGATAGGTAGCTGGTATGATGATTACAATGGGCGATGATGCACACCAGTTATGCAGCATATGCATGGCCCTAAAAATGGAAAACCGCCCGGCAGCGCAGAAGCGCGCGCAGGCGGTCTTGTCCTCCCCGACGACGATCGTCTAGCAGTATTGATTTAGTAAAGCAACAAGTACCGATAAATACATAATCCCACAAGGTTAGTGGTATTTGATTTGTTCTTATGAGTACATGAATGGCCCGGGGTTCTTCTTCAGAAAAGGCCCGTATCACGCTTGGGCGGGGGGCTTGGGTCGCGCGATACGGGTGCCGTCCTGCGAACAGGATGCCGACATTAAATAGGTACGAGCGCTGAATTCGGAAATGACAGTTTGTTGCAGTTG